AGGAGTTGCCAAATATAGAGCAGCTGTGCCATGCGTTAAAAGATACAAGTATTCTAGACTAAGATCACAATTTCGAATAATCGAAATTAATGATTGGGCAACTGCTATGTTGCTACCTGTCGAGAACTTCAGAAAAGCATCAAAAGAAAATGTTTGGCAAGACTCAAAAAGAAAAATGATAGGAAGTTAACAAATGGCACTAAGCGAATTTATTTCACAAGTTAAACAAGGTGGGTTGTCAGTCACAAACAGGTTCATGGTTGAGATGTCACCACCTGTTCCAATTGGACAAACAAAGCTACAGAAAGTTTTAATGTTCTGTGATGGTGCGCAACTTCCAGGAATGAGTTATGGTACAATTCAGAATAGAACATTCGGTGAATTTCGTGAAACTCCTTACGAAAAACTATATGATACAGTGACTCTATCTTTCTTCGTTGATAAAGATATGGCAGTCAAAGGCATGTTTGATGATTGGATGTCGTTTATTCAACATCCACAGAGTCGTAAATTCAGGTACTATGACGAGTATACCTGTGATATGACTATTCTTGTGATGAGTAAAGATGGGCATGTAACCTATCGTTGTAAACTTTTTGAAGCATATCCTAAATCCATCGGCGCAGTTCAAATGGATTACGCAGCGAAAGATATTATGAAGCTGTCAGTAACGATGCAGTATAGAAATTGGAGAGCAGTCCCTGTCACAACGGTGTCTAACGCACCTGAATCTCAGAGAGATCTTTCAGTTACATCTGAAACGTTACTTAACGCACATATTACTGATTTTCGGAACACTCAAAAGTTATGGAATGGAGAACTTGAGGAAAATCTTCCACAAGGGATCGATGGACTTCCGAATAGATTGATAACCCTAGTTGATGCTGGTAAATCACGAGCATCATCAATGCTTAACCCAATAAGGAGTCTATTCGCATGACGGATAAAAAAACACTAACAGTAGATGCTACTAACGATACACTAGAAGCAGATGTAAACGGAGATGGTCATATCTCTACAGAAGAAATGAAGATGATGCTTGACGCAAAGCGCAAACGTCTTGAAGATGAAGATGCGATGCGTGATGCCCAGCGCAACATGGCTTGGTTTGCTTTGTTTGGTATGTTGCTATACCCATTCTCAGTAGTCATGGCATCTCTACTAGGCTTAGAAAACGCTGGTAAGATTTTGGGCGACATGGCTCCAACATACTTTGTTTCTGTAGCAGCAATCGTTGCAGCTTTTTATGGTAAATCTGCTTTTGAAAGCAAAAAATAAACCCTAAGTAAGAATTAGGAAGAATTGATATGAAAATTGATGAAAATTTGTCTGAGACTTTTGATATAGAACCAATGCCTAAGGGTACACAAGAAATTATTACCCAAGATGGCGAGGTTATTAAAGAACCTAATGCTCGGATTGAAAAAGACTATGACGATAGCAGAGAAAACCTAAAGAATCTTCTAGAGAAGGGACAGGAAGCACTCTTGCATTCTCTAGAAGTAGCAAAACAATCAGAACACCCACGTGCTTTTGAAGTTGTGGGTAATCTGATTAAACAATTGGCTGATGTAAACCAGCAACTGATGGATCTACATCAACAGAAACAAAAGTTGGATGCACCAAAGGCATCCAAAGGTGATAAAAACGTGACGAATAATGCGATATTTGTAGGTTCAACCGCAGAGTTGAACAAACTGATCCACAAAATGAACAAAGGAGACTAATTATGGCTTTGCCTATGAACGCTGCACCAAAGTACAAACTGGTGCTACCCTCTACCAAAGAGAGTTATTTTTTCAAACCATTTCTTGTCAAACAAGAAAAGGCACTACTATTGGCGATGCAGTCTGAAGATGCTTCTGTAATGGTCAGAACATTGTCAGAAGTTATTGACGAATGTTTTGACGGTAAGATCGACACAGCAAACATTGCTATGTTTGATCTTGAGTATATCTTTTCTCAGATTCGTGCCAAGTCCGTAGGTGAGATTGTCACATTAACAATTAGATGTGAAAAGTGTGATGAAGAAAACGAAAAGGCTAAAGTAAACATCAATCTTAATATCGCAGATATTGAAGTAGAGTTTCCTGAAGGACAAACCACAGACATTCCATTATGGGAAGGTGTTGGTGTTATTATGAAATACCCATCTGTCAAAGTTATGGAGCAGATGGAAAAGATTAAAGATCCTAACGATCCTGATGCCATGTACGCTATTATCTCTGCGTGTATGGATATGATTTATACTGAAGATGAAACCTTCCCTATTGAGAAGGCTACAGATAAAGAAGTTAAAGACTTCCTAGACAACCTAACGAATGAACAATTCAAAAGGATCCAAGCATTCTTTGAAAACATGCCGAAGTTGTCTAAAACAATTAACTATTCATGTCCAGAATGTGGACATGCACATGAGAAAAAGATTGAGGGGCTAAACAGTTTTTTTTCGTAATGCTCAGCCATGAGAGTCTTATGAACATGTATAAAACTAATTTCGCTTTATTGCAATATCATAAATACTCTTTGACTGAGCTAGAAGAAATGATACCGTTTGAGCGAGAATTATATGTTACAATGTTGGCTCAACACTTAGAAGAAGAAAAACGAAAAGCCGAACAACGAAAGTATTCTAAAAGGTAAAAGATGGCAACTCTAGCAGACGTAGTCGAAACTATTAAAGAAGCTAACTCAGACGCTCTTAGACAGCGTGATGATCAGATAGCAGGATTAGAATTAATCGCTGAGACTATCGAGGCATCAGGCATGTCTCAAGAGCAGATGTTAGAACAAGCAAGACAACAAGCAAAAATGCTTGCGCTGTTAGAGTCTATCGATAAAGGACAAAAAGTAAAACCTGCAGGTGGCACAGAAGGTGGTGGAGACGATCAAGATATCGGTTTCCTTGGAGGTATTCTTGGTCTAGCATTGGGTGGTCTTGTTGGAGCGATTGCTGGTTATGCTAAGGCATGGAAAGCGATGATGAAAGCCATCATGCCAACCAAACTAACAGAACTAGCTACTAAAACTATGAATTCTCTACGTGGTTTCTTCAAAACTGTAGGGGATGGGTTCGGTAAAATTATCGCTAGACTAAAGAGCGTATTTGCCAGCGATGGACAGATCGGTAAGATTGGTCAGTTCTTTAGTAAAATAGGAACAGCAGTTTCAGATTTCTTCAAACCACTCACAGACGCATTCAAGTCGATGAGAAGTACAGGTTCTGCTATGGGAACAGCAATTAGCAAAATCTTTGCACCTATTACCAGTGGTATTTCTAAAATCTTCGGCTTCTTTAGATCAGTTGGAAAGTCCCTAAGTGGTTTCACGACTATGTTCTCAGGTGCAGCTAAAGTCTTTAGTAAAATCTTCTATCCATTAACAATCCTTATGACAGTTTTTGATACTGTATCTGGGGCAATTGAAGGATTCATGGAAGGTGGTATCATCGGAGGTATTGGCGGTGCTATCAAAGGACTATTCAATTCACTAATTACAGTTCCTCTCGATATGTTGAAGGGTGCTACTGCTTGGGTATTGGATATGTTTGGGTTTGACAAAGCAGCTGAATGGTTGAGTTCATTCAGCTTCACAGATCTATTCAACGGTATGATTGATGGTATCGTTGGTTTTGTAAAATCTATTCCAGAATATGTTGGAGCAGCTTTTGATTCTGCAGTAGCTACTGTTAGTGATTGGTTTGCTGGTATCGGTAATTTCTTCTCTGGTCTGTTTGATCCAGTACTAGATTTCTTCGCAGGATTTGGCATTCCAGCTATTGGGTTTAATATTCCATTATATGGTCCAGTAGAATTTGGTCCATGGTATCCATTCGCTGGAGATCAAGAAACACCAGCAGAAACTCCACCAGCATCCGCTACCTCTGATACAGCAGGATCAGTAACACCAGCAAGTCCATTCATGGACACTGCGACTGGCACTACGTTTAATGGTGTACAGATTACTCCTGAGCAAGCAGAAGCAGGAAGAGCAGCAGAAGCAGAAGGTACTAGCGTAGAATTAGCAATGGCACGTGCTGCTGCTTATGAGCGTCTATCTTGGTATAATACTGGTCTGGCTCTCTCAGGTATAGATCCAATTGTCTTGTTAAAAGAACAAGAGGGTGCTTCTTTTAATATGCAAGACCTAATCCCACAGGCACCAACAACACCTGATATTGGCACAGCTTCAGTTGATGTAGCCGATGCTCAAAGGAACGCAACTGGTGCTCAATCAAATAACGTAGCAGTATCTGCTCCAGTTATCAATAACAACAACACAACCGTTCAAAGAGCACCACAACCAATCAGAAATGGCGATCCATCTAACTCCAGATATATGGTTCCTGCTACACAATAAAAAAGGGAGATCCGAAGATCTCCCTACACTAATTAAGCAGCGCAGTCAAATACACGACTGTTGCTTACTACTTAGTCATTGGCTAGATTCTGAAAATATGACATCATGTCATCTTCATCATCAGCAGTAACAGCTGCTGCCTTTGGTTGCGGAGCAGGAGCAGACTTAGGCTGAGGTGCTGGCGCAGAGACCATCTCAACTTCATCTACCAATTCTGCTGCACTCTTAGAAGCATAGCTATCGCCAGACAGAACACTTTCCAACTTCTTCTTTAGTTCTTCATAAGATTTGAAGTTAGTTGGCGCATTGAATTCAGATAGAGCATACTGTGAGTTCGCTACTTTAAGAATCTTCTCGTCATCCCCACCAGCAATAGCAGCTGGCTCCAAGAATAGCGATTCATCGTAGTTAGCATATCCAGATACTTTGCGCATGCGCATTTTAAAGTCTGCACCTTCCCAGAAGTCAAACACATTGACTGGGGTCTCATCCTCGAATGTTGGCTTGGCTTTATCCATGATCTTATCAAAGATCTTCTTACCAAACTTATAAAGGAATACCTTACCTTCATTCGCTGGATTGCCTGGATCAGAGATTACCTGAATGTTTGAGACA